CCAAAGCGTTCTTTACTACACGTCGAACGCTTCTGCCAACTGGACCGTAAACTTGCGCGGATCGTCTGGCACGTCGCTCAATACGCTGATGTCCACTGGGCAGATGATTACCGTCGTCTTCCTTGTCACGCAGGGCGCCACTGCTTACTACAACAACGCTCTCCAGATTGATGGGTCGTCTGTTACGCCAAAGTGGCAGGGCGGAACGGCTCCTACGTCTGGCAATGCTTCCTCGATTGACGCTTACACGTACACCATTGTGAAGACCGGCTCTGCCGCGTTCACCGTGTTCGCGTCTCAGACCAAGTTCGCGTGAGGATAGAATGGCACCTACCGCAATAACGTTTGGCGCTGCAACGGCAAGGGGGCTTGGGTTCCTTGCTGCCGGAAAATCGGTGACGCCAACAGTCGAGTACCTCGTCGTTGCGGGCGGTGGTGGGGGTGGGTATAACGCAGGCGGCGGCGGCGGCGCTGGCGGATACAGGTCTGCAAGCGGTCTCTCCGTTGTTGCGGGAACTACATACACCGTCACGGTTGGCGCTGGCGGTTCTGGGTCAACAAACATTCTTGGACGGTATCAAGGAAGCAACTCTGTATTTTCCACTATTACATCTACAGGTGGTGGATACGGTGGAAACTCTGGTGGATCGTATGAGGCTGGCGGATCTGGCGGATCCGGCGGCGGCGGGAGCGCGCAGAACACTACGGGCGGCACGGCCACGTCAGGGCAAGGCAATTCTGGCGGTGGTGGGTGGAAAGACGACGGTCAGGAACAATATCGCGGCGGCGGCGGCGGCGGCTCTGGTGGGGCCGGGGCGTCTGGGTCGGCTAGCGGAAATGCTGGCGTTGGGACAGCGAATAGTATTTCTGGGTCAAGCATTACATATGCAGCAGGCGGCGGCGGCGGGAGTGATGGCATTGCAGCGGGGTCCGGTCCTGCGTCTGGGGGCGGGGACGGGGGGCGAACAAACGTCGGGAGTGCTGGCGCGGCTAACCTTGGGAATGGCGGCGGCGGCGGCGGCGGGTCAACTCCATTAGCGGGCGGCGCTGGCGGCTCTGGTATCGTTATCATCCGTTATCCTGACACTTACCCAGCAGCTACTTCGACCACCGGATCGCCAACTGTCACGGTCTCCGGCGGTTATCGCATCTACAAGTGGACCGGCTCCGGTTCGATCACGTTCTAAGAGGGGCGCATGGCTCACTTTGCACAACTCGACGAAGCAGGCGTTGTTACGCAGGTGATCGTCGTTCACAACAATGAGCTGCTTGACGAGAACGGCGTCGAGAGCGAGGCCAAAGGCATCGCCTTCTGCCAGTCCTTGTTTGGCGCAGACAGCCGCTGGAAGCAGACGAGCTACAACGGCAACATCCGCAAAAATTACGCTGGTATCGGTTATACCTACGATGTCGCGCGCGATGCTTTTGTGCCTCCGCGCCCCTTTGCGTCGTGGACATTGGTGGAGGAAACCTGTCTCTGGGCCGCTCCGACACCTTATCCGACAGACGGAAAGATGTACCGCTGGGACGAGCCAACGCTTTCTTGGGTTGAGGTTGCGTGATGACCGGACATACCGACGAAACCGTAAAGCAGATCGCAGACGCAGCGTCGGTTGTCACGGTCGTTGGCACGCTGGCGGGCATCCTGCCAGCGATGGCTGCCTTGTTCACGATAGTGTGGACGGGCATCCGTATTTACGAAACAGACACGGTGCAAAACATCCTTCGCAAAAAGGATAAATAATCGACGGCACAATGATGAACGGCGGCGTCATATGCCCACTAAACCTCTATCAAGGAAATTAGCACAGCAGGCAGTTGACGCGGTTAACGATGCACTAAGGAAGGGCTACAAGCCTCCTGACGCCTCGCGCGCCAGCCATGAGATCACGGCAGTCGGCGTGGCTGCTCGATCACTTAACCTGCCCAGCGGCACCATGTTCAACCGGCTTCTGCGGGCGAAGTCGCTGCATGGTATGGAGCCTGACTGGTCCATCTATGTTCCGCCGCCCGCTAAGGAAATTGAAGAAAAGTCCACGGTGGATCACCGTGAGACGATCCGCCTGAAGGATGAGATCAGCAACCTTCGGCGGCTTCTGATCGACGCGCAACGCGACGCCATTGATGGAGAGGCGATCAAGGAAATCCTGCACGGCGTTGTCAGCGCGCCAGTGGAGCCTCCAAACTGGCTTGTGGAGCAGAAGTCACCCGGCAAGGCTCTCCATGTTCCAATGGTGATCTGGTCGGACTGGCATTGCGGCGAGGTCGTTAGCCTGTCTGAGACGAATGGGCAGAACGAGTTCAACACTCAGATATTTGAGCGGCGCGTCAAACGGCTGGTCGAGAAAACGATCCACCTGTGCCGCCATCACGGACCCGGCAACTATCCCGGCATAGTTATCAATCTGCTTGGCGACATGGTGTCTGGCGCACTGCACGCAGAGCTGTTGAAGACGGACGAGGAAGAAGTGATCCCGTCTGCCTTGCGCGTCAGGGACATTCTGGCATGGGCGCTTGGCGTCATGGCTGACGAGTTTGGCCGTGTATATGTTCCATGCACCAGCGGGAACCACGGCAGAAATACGATGAAGCCGCAGTTCAAACGGACTGTGTTTGAGAACTTCGACTGGCTGATCTACCAGCTGCTTGCTCGGACGTTTGCCAAGGATAAGAGGATCACGTTCGACATCCCTGACAGCAACGAGGTTTCATACAAAGTATATGGTTTGCGCTTCCTTGCGATGCACGGCGACATGCTGGGCGTAAAGGGCGGCGACGGCATCATCGGCAGCCTTGGACCCATCCTGCGCGGCGAAATGAAAGTCGGCAAACAGGCGTCAGCTATGGGGCGGCACTATGACGTGCTGCTTCTCGGCCACTGGCACCAGCACATCATGCTGCGGCGGATCATTGTTGCTGGTACACTGAAGGGCTGGGACGAGTTTGCAGCCAAGGCTCTCCGGGCTCCCCCGGCTCCCCCGTCGCAGCCACTCTGGTTTGTCGAACGCAAGGTCGGCATTGTTCAGAGCATGGAAGTGTACCTCGAAGACAATCCGACGATGGACGCCGGGAAGGAGTGGGTGGCATGGACCCGTTGACGCCAGAGGTTAAGCACTTCCTGTCGCTCCGGTCGTCTTCCACCGAGGAAGCACTGACCAAGGCGTGCAATGACATTGTGTTGCTGCATCGCAAAATCTGGGCGCTGGAAGATAGGCTTCTGGCCTACCAGCGGGACCAGTCTGCAGGGTATAAGAGAAGGCGACCGGATCACCCGGCAAGAGCGATAAAGAGTGACATTTTGGAGCCGGTCACAGACGATTGGATTGCGACTGGTAAGGAATAATCACGGAGGCAGGCATGGCAAATGCTGAAGCTGAAGACATTGTTGAGATTTTCGACGATGATCTGTCGTTTGCCTCTGCGACCTACGCCTCCCATACTGCCGAGCTGGCGCAGGCTTTTGGTAATCTATTAAGCCAAGCAGCTCGGCTGCCTGCTGACTCGGCGCTTCTGCCGGTTGCCTTGGAGATGCTGGCTCGCGTGGCTGCCGTGGTTGAGACGAAGCCGAAAGGGCAGTTGAAGGCGATTAACAAAGAATAGGAAGACCATGAAGACTTCAGCAGCAGGCATCCGGCACATCCGTGAGTTCGAGGGCGAGCGGCTGAAGGCGTACAAGTGCAGCGCAGGCGTCTGGACGATTGGCGTCGGCCATACGTCTGCCGCAGGTTCTCCATCCGTCACTGAGGGCATGACTATCACCGCTGCTGAAAGCGCCACGATCCTTGCCCGTGATCTGGCTGCCTTTGAGCTTGGCGTTGAGAGGATGCTGGAGGTCGAGGTTAGCCAAGCCCAGTTCGACGTTCTGGTGTCCTTCGCCTTCAACTGCGGCCTTGGAGCCTTGAAGAAGTCCACCCTGCTAAAGCGAGTGAACGAGGGCAACTTTGACGCCGTGCCTGCCGAGCTTATGAAGTGGACGAGGGCTGGCGGGAAAGAGGTTGCTGGGCTTGTCCGTCGCCGTAGAGCAGAGGCTAAACTTTGGCGTGGGATCGACACTGAGCAGCCGGTGGACATTCTGGAAGCTCGCCTGAAGCCGGAGAAGCCGAAGCCTGCCCGCTCGATTACCCAGTCGCGGGAAGCCAACACTGCTGCTGCGGCAGGCGGTCTCGGAACGATTGCCTTGGCGCAAGAGGTGATCCCGCTGGTCAAGGAAACCGGAAACTTTATTGAAGCGATGACCCCGACTGTCGCGATCCTTGTCGTGATTATTGTCGCGGCTGTCGCGATCTGGTGGTTCCGCAAGCAACGGCTGGACGAGGAGGCGGCATGATCGGGCTTCTGTTCTCTCCGTTGGGCCGCTATATCCTGATCGGCGGTGTGTTGATCGTGGCTTTGGGCGGGGTGTATGTTAAAATCCGCGCAGACGCCATCAACGAAATCAAAGCGCAGGCGACTGCTGACGCTCTGAAAAGGACGCAAGATGCGATTGCTGCTGGTGACGCTGCCGCTGTTTCTCCTGACCGGCTGCTTCAAGACGACGGCCATCGGCGGGACTGACAGCGCCTGCACCGTGTGGCGTGACATCTCGTGGTCGTCAAAAGACACGCCGCAGACGATCACTGAGGTGAAGATTAACAATGCCCGCCGCGAGGGCTTCTGCGAAGGTAAGAAGTAATGCCTCTTGCGCCAGTCAACATCCCGCCCGGTATCGTGAAGGCTGCAACCCCGTTGCAGGTGAAAGGCCGCTACTGGGACGGCAACATGATCCGGTGGCGCGCGAATAAACTGCTCCCTGTTGGCGGGTGGCAGCGCATTACGGCATCCCCGCTTGCCAGCACCATCCGCTGCATCTTTCCGTGGGCCGGGTCTAACGGCGGCGTCTATGCGGCTTTGGGTTGCGAGGACAAACTGTATGTCCTGAGCGGCGCGACCTACACCGACATCACGCCGACCGGGTTCTCCGGCTCCTCTGCTGGCGTCTATGGCGCGTTCGGAACAGGCGACTACGGCGACACCTACTACGGGCTCGACACCGATCCTACGTATCCCCGTGATCCGACGCAGAGCTTCCTGCCGACGTTTTCTTGGACCATCGACAACTGGGGCGGCGACATCCTCGCGGTTGCCTCGTCAGACGGTCGCCTGCTGCATTGGAACCACAATGAGACGCAGGCTGAACCTGTCGGCTACAACACCATCGTCAACATCGTCCGCACGTCTAACGTGGCTACGGTGACAACGACGAACCATCATGGGTACACGACCGGCAACCAAGTTGTGATTGCAGGCAACAGCGTCGGCAGCCTCGACGGCACATACACAATCACCGGGACGCCAAGCGAC